CCAAAAAAAGATTTGTATTGGGTTATTGAAGTAGGTACTAATAAAAAATTTTCTAAATTACCTATTGATTTAGATAAAGCAAAAGCACAATTACGTATTCTTGAAAAATCTTTAAAAGGTGGTATAAGTGTTGAAAGACATAAAGATTTTGTAGAACATGTTAGATCTGTAACTGATTTTTTAGATTTTAAACATTTAATTTCTACTAATGGACGTTTAAGATTAGAAAGAAATGTCTTTGAACCATTAATGGCTTTTATTAAAGCATATTTTTCTCCATCAGAATTTGAACATATTAATAATTCAGTAACAAAAAGAAATATAGAAAGTTTATTACAAACTACAAATATTAAAGAATTTATAGATTTAGTAAGAACATTATACCCTGGAAAATTTGAAGGTCATATAAGAGTTTTTATGGAAGAGTTTATTGATGAATCTTTAAGTGATGACGAAAAAATTGATAAAATAGCAGAATTATTAAATTTCGTATTTCTTATTTTAGTTAATGAATTAACAGAAGAATATGTTCAAGAAGGAGATGCTTCAAAATATAAAAAAGAATTTAAAGCAAAAGGTAAACCTACGAAAAAAGGTGGTATGATTAAAGGAAAATTTCAAATGAATCAATTACCAGTACCTCCGCCAAATCGACAACCTCCGCCAAATCAACCACCTCCACCTCCGCCAAATCAACCACCAAGAAAACCTCCTCCACCATCTAAAAGAGAACAATTAGCAAATCAACTTATTGGAAATGAAGAATGTGCTGTTTGTGAATTAGCATTAGATCCTCCATTTAAAGCTGCTCAGAATGTACATACTGGAAGATGTGGTCATAGATGTCATATAAATCCTTGTTATGAAAATTTACCTGGAATACCTGAAAATCCTATGAATCCTCAAGTTGGAACTAAATATTGTCCAAAATGCGACTTTCAAGGTTATGGTAAACCAGGTAATAAACTTAATGGAAGTGGTTATTATCAAGATGAACTTCAACGTAGAATGCAAAGATTTCCTGAACATATTGCTAATCCAATTATTCAAAAAACTCTTCCATTATTAGAAGAAGTTGGTCCAAGCAGAGCAAATCTTTTTAAAGGAAGATTATTTGGAAGTCCTCAAAAACAAGAAAGAAAGCAAAATATTATTAATAATGCTATTGCTGAAGCGAATAAAATTGAAACTAAAAGAGCAAGAAGAACTATACTTAAAAAAAAGAATGAAGTATTAGAAGATTTGGTTTTAGATCCAATTGAAACTGGCCATCAATTAATTGATTATAACGATCAAGATTTTAGACATGGAAGATATATTTCAACTAGAAGTTGGGATGAATTAATGAGAAGAGGAATGCCACATCCGTATACAAGAGAAATAATTAATAATCCAAGAAATGTTGAAAGATATACAGCACAAGTTCTACCTAAAGAAGTTAATTATAAAAAATTTAGAGAAGGAACAGATTCTTGGTATGTACCTATTAATGATGAAGGTAATCCTATTGGAGCGCCATCTTGGAGAAAACCACCTATTGTACCAGGTCAAGAATATAGACAAAGAGCGCCAACAATTGAATTAACAGAACCTAATACTAATGTAGTTGCTGTACCAACTGCTGTACCAACTGCTGTACCAGCTAATGTACCAACTGCTGGCCCAGTTCAAGTTGCTCCTGTTTATCAACCTATTGCTCATCCAGCTCCTTTTTCTAATGTAGTTACAAATCCTTTACTTCGAAGAAAAACTCCGTTTACTGCTTCAGGTAAACGTAAGAAAAGAGGTGGTATAACTATAACACCTGAAGAAAAAGTAAAATTAGAAACACAATATAATAAAATTATTCAACAAGCTATGAGATTACAACAATATGTAAAAAATAGAGAAGTAATGAATGAAGCTATGTTAGCACGTGATCCTGAACTTAAATCAAATAAAAGAAAATATTTAGAAAATTCAATTATTATAAAACAACATTTAATAACAACTGGAAAAGCACTTTTAAGATCATATGAACTTGAATATTTATTAGGTATTAAAAGTAAAGAAGAATATGAATCAGATTATGAACAAGATATACCAAAAATAAGACAAACAGAAGAAGAAGTTGAGGCACTTAAAAAAGAATTAGAAGAACTTGGTGGTAGCGGTAAACGTAAATCTAAAAAAAGAGGCAAAGGTATAGAAGATGATCAAAAATTTGCTTTAGTTAAAAAATTAGAACTTCAATTAACAGCATTACTTCGTAAAGGACAAATTGAAAAAGATTATGATCAAATAGATGCTTTAATTACAAATTTAAAATCAGAATATGAAAGTTTTTTAGCTAGACCTGGAGCTAGAGAAGAACATAAAATATATGTTCGTACATTATTACATACAACTTTACCTGCTTTATTTACACAACTTGCTCAAATTCCTAAATATGCAAGTGGTAAACATAAGAAAAAAGGTGGTATGATTAGAAATCCTTTGCTTGTATTAGATGCTGAAAAAGATGCAAAAAAGATTATTCAAATGGAATTAACAGCATCTGATGGAGCTATAGGATTTGCAAATGGTAAATATTCTATGGAAGAAATTCTTAATAGAAGTATTAATGCTTTAGAAAGATCTAAAAAACAAGAAGCAATTACTTATATAAGAAATTTAATGGCACAATACTCATCAAATCCTGAATATAAAGTTCAAACTCCTGCCGCAAGACAAAAACTAGCTAAAGCGATGGGCTTTCTAGTTGGTGGTAGTGGTAAATATACAACTAAATATTGTAAATGTAAAAAAGTTTAAAAATTAATTCCTTGTATATACTATAAAATGAAGGTTATTACTCCTTTTATGATGGATTTACATAAACAATTAAAAGAATCAAGAGATTTAGCTGATTCTACTGCAAGTCAATATATTAGAACTCTTTATACTTTAAATTCTGATAGAGCATTTATTAATCTTGCTTGGTTAAAAAATATTCCTAGTATAGAATTACGTCTAAGTGAATATGCTGAATCATCACAAAAAACTATGATTTCTACTATTGTTAGTGCTTTAACTATTCTTAATGAAAAACCATCTTATAAAAAGATTTTTGCTTATTGGTATAACAAAATGATGGAAAAATCTAATGAAGCACGTAATAAAGACACTTCAATTAAATCACCTACTCAAGAAAAAAATTGGTTGTCATGGGATGTAATTCTTGCTCATGAAAAACGTCTTCATGATGATTCTGAAAAAGTTATTCAAAATAAAAATTTAAGTATAAATGATTGGAATACTTTACTTTCTTATATGATTTTAAGTTTATATACTAAATTTGCTCCTAGACGTAATCAAGATTACCAATTTATGAAAGTTGTTAAATCAGAAAAACAAGCAACAAATTTAGATTTTAATTATTATATTCAAGACAAAAAAGAATTCGTTTTTAATAAATATAAAACTGCAAAAGTTCATGGTGTTCAAAAATTTGATGTTCCTGATGATTTAGTTAATGTAATTAATTTATACCTTAAAAAACATCCTGGTGTTTCAAAAAATCCTTATTTCTTTCTTGTTCAACATAATGATACACCTTTACCTTCAATAAATTCTATTACTAGAATTCTAAATCGTATTTTTGGTAAAAATGTTGGTACTACTATGTTAAGACATATTTATTTAAGTTCAAAATATGATGTTGAAGAAATGAATGAAGATTCTGAACGTATGGGACATTCTAGTTCTATGCAAAAAGAATATATGAAAGCAGATTAATTTCTAATATATATAATAAAACAAATGCCTGATCATTTACACGTTTTATTACTATGCTCTTTACAAGTTATTATTAATATTATAAATAAAAAAAATCCTATGAAAGTAAAAAAACAAAAAAAAATAGTATTTACTAGAATACAAGAGTAAAGATGACATTCCAAGAAAAACTAAATTTTGGAAAAAAATACCAAGAAATTTCTAAACAATTTCTTCCTAAAGATGAAATTATTTTGGAAGAACCTGATGGTGTTTTTAAACCTTATGATTATAAAACTAATCTTTTTAAATATGAAGTTAAATCTGATAGAATGGGTTATAAATATGGTTGTAAAACTTGGTTTATTGAATTTGAATGCAATAAACAAAATTCTGGTATAAATTCAACTGAATCTGATTATTATTTTTATTTTTTTCATAAACCTGATAATACATATGAAATTTATGAAATTCCTACATTATGGTTAAAAAATGCTTGTAAAGGTTGTCGCCAAATTTCTGGTGGGGATGGTCAACGTGTTAAAGGGTATATTGTTCCAGTAAATTCTGAATTTAAAATTTAGGTCATAAATTGATTTCCTTCGTTAAAAACGGATTTAAATAAGCGTGATGTAAAAAAAGGGTAGAATGGAATATTACGTTAATTACGCTGGCGACCTTTTCATAGTACATAATAATTCAGTTCATAAAATAGGAAAAATGAGTTATAACCCTTTTAGAATAGAATTTTGTAAATTAAGAACATACCCTATTTTAAACATGGGTCAACGAACTATAAGGTATCAAAAAAATAATAAAAGTGAATATATATGGAAAATTGATTCACGTGAAGATGAAATAAATGAATTTTATAATAATGTAGAAGACCCAAGAATAATATTAAATTTCTTAATCAGCATTTAATAATCCTGCTTCAGTTTCAGTAATATAATAAATAGGAAAATTTTTATGTATACATAACCATCTTGAACCTGTATTTTTTATTGCTTGAACTTCTTTAGGTCCCATACCTACATAAGTTTTTAAAAAATAATTTAATGCATGAGCGCCAGTTGATTGAGGGTAAAGAACAAAATGAGTAGATTCAGTTAAACATAATCTAGTTTTTTTGAAATTTGAAAGATGGTGTGAAAGTATTAAAATTGATGTTACGGTATGTCTACCCATAATGCAAATGTCATCAATTAATTGTTGAACTGCTTTTGCTTCCTTACCTGTTAATGTGTCATAATCATCAAAAATAATTAATGATTCTCTTAAAGGTTCTAAATCAGTCATAGGATTTTCAACTAATTTTTCAATATTTAATCTTAATGGTTTTTCTTTCATACCATCTAAAGTTTCATCTTCTTTTAATTTTGAAACTAAATATACAGGTCTTCCTTTAAATAATTTTTGGTATTGTTCTGCTAAATGTTTAGCTATATAAGATTTACCTGATCCTGATGCTCCAGCAATATAATATATACTTCTTTTTGTAGCATCAGGATTAAAAATTAAACTAAATGTACTACCAGGTGGTAATTTAATTTTTGATGAACCTTTTTGTTCAGCTTCACCTAACATTTCTCTATAAGCATCTTCAGCTCCAGGAACATCTATATTTAAATGTTCAGGAGGTATACCTTTACGAAATGCTTCTTGAAGAACTCTCATTACTTCAGATTGTTTTCTTGGAGAAAGTTTACTTAATCTATGCTTACCTATTTCTAATTCTTGTACACCTTTCTTATCAGAATTCTTATTACTTCCTTGATCTAAATATAAAGTTTCTTTATTATATTCTCCACCAGAAACAACTGCTACAGGTAAAGAATCCTTAAATTTGTCAAATGTCAACTTTACTTGATTTGCCATTTAGTTTACTTTAGAGAAAATAATCTAATAAATTTTTTACAAAAAAAGTAATTATATAATGTAATTTTGTGGTAAAGGAAGTAATTTCGCTTCTTTTAATGCCTTTTCCATTTCAGATTGCAAAATATTATTTAAGTATGATAATTTTGTTTTAGGAGTAGCATTTTTTAATTCAGGAAAATATAGTTTAGCGAATTGGTCTTTTAATAGGTCTAATTCTTTACGCTTTCTTGATTGTGTTATAGCATTAGGAAATTCTTCTAAGATTTCCATGTCAGTAACAATCATATATAATTTGCCTATTGGTGAATTTAAAATAGTTCTTAAATTTTCAAGTATAGTTTCATCCTTATATTGTTCTGCTAATAAATACATTCTTTTAGCTACTTTAACATAATTCTTTTCTGATTCATATTCTAAAATATTTTCTTTCAAAGATTTCTTTATTGATGGTACATATGCATAAGGTTTTCCACTTCTATTTGTCCATAAAATTATATTACTAAATTCATTATATTTTTGATTTACCCATGCTATTAAATCTATTTTTGTTATACCTTTTGATTTAAATGCTTCATCTAAATAAATTATTGATTTGTCTCTTAATTCTTTGTAACCTCTAAATATTTCTGTAGGTGTCCAACGTAATAAACCAAATCTTAATTCTTTTCTTAAACTTAAAAATTCTATTGAACTTAATTTAGGTTTTAAAAGTTCTGAAGCCATCATAAATTCATCATGTGTAATAATTTTTTTTTGCCATAAATTATTAAGATGTTGTAATTCATCTTTTTGATTATATTTTTTTACCTTGGAATTTTCAATATAAGGTTTTCGTAATAAATTCCATTCAGAAATTTCACCTATTTTTACATCAATAATTTTACCTACTTTTTGTAATTTTTTAATTTTATTTTGAAATTTTTTAATTGAATTTCTTTGTAATTGAACTTCTTCCATTAAATCATAATCTGCAGAATATAATATTCGGTAATCAGAATTTGAACCTACTATATATGGTATACCAAAACTTATTGCTTTTAATATTTTAACTAATCCAGAACTATATTGCTCTGGAAACTTACGTTCCATTTATATTAGCTATAAGTATTTATTCTATTTCTTTTAATCTAAATAATTCTCATAGTATTATATTACAAAAAAGTATTATTATAATATTGTATTTTCGCCAAATATTTTTCTTGACTTGGATTTTTACAAATGGAAAGTACAACGCTTGTACTTTTTTTTTTGCCAAGGCCATACTTTTTTTTAAATTCGGCGAAAATTTAACAAAATAATAATACTTTTTTATGGGGGGGGTGTCGAGGTCAGTATTATTTTTTTTGTGAAAAAGAATTTACAGAAAAAAAAATAATATACTATTAAAATAAAAAGATGCCACGTTCAATAGTTCCTAGTGAATGTAAAAGATTAAGAACTTTGAATATAAATATTACATCTACAAGTGAAGAAGAAATATGGAAACATTTAACACATAATTTTAAAGAATTTGAAGAACAATCAAATGCAATAAAAAAATTAATGAATAATATGGTTCAATATATATTTGATAATAATCCTTATAAAAATTATTGTTGGAGAATAAAAACACCAAAAAGAATAGAATTTGATGAATGGTATGAAGGAAAAATTATTTATTTAGAATGGATTTCTAATCATATGGCATATAAAACTGATTTTTTATTATGTAGTGAATTTTTTAATTGGAATAAAGAAGAAAATAATAAATTTTATGAATTTAATAATTATATAAATTTGTTTTATAAATTAGATTATAAAGAATATGAAATAGAATTTAAATTATATGAAAAACAAAAATATTTTGAATCAAAAGAAGAATGGAAAATTAGAGATGCAGAATGGATTAAAGAAAAAGATGAAAAACAAAATCATAATATAAATCATCATTCAATTGATTACCATGAAAAAGAAATTAAGAAATTAGATGAAAATTATAAAGGAATTTCTTGTAGAGAAGATTATATTAAAAGACAATTTAAAGATGGTATTTTGATTTCAACAGAAGTTGATGATTGTAAATATTGTATTGAAGTAAAAAAATTAAGAGAAGAAGAACCTATTAGAATTAAATTAGAAAAAGAAAAAGAAAGATTAGAAGAAGAAGAATTATTAAGAAAAACACAAGAATGGGAAAATCAAAGAAAAGAAGAATTACAAAATAGAGAACTTTATATATGTAAAGAATGTAATTATTCTACTTATAATGCAGAAGCATTTGATTTTCATCAAGATTCTAAAGAACATAAAAAATTAATAGAACTTCATAAATATTATTGTGAAGATTGTGAAATTCAAACAAGAAATCAAATGGAATATAATATACATATTCAAACTAAAAAACATAAAATTAAAATTGGTGAACTTGAAAAACAAGAAGAATTCAAATGTGAATTATGTAATTATATAACAAGATTAAAACAAAATTGGGAAAAACATATGAATACAAAAATACATATTAATAATATGAAAAAGTAGTATTATAATATTGTATTTTCGCCAAATATTTTTCTTAACTTGGATTTTTACAAATGGAAAGTACAACGCTTGTACTTTTTTTTTTGCCAGAGTCAAACTTTTTTTAAAATTCGGCGAAAATTTAACAAAATAATAATACTTTTTATTTATAATAGTATTTAAATATTTTATATATATATAAATAAATGAATACTTTTGAAGTAAATGAATTATTTTTTGAATATATAAAAACATTACCAATTTCAATTCAAAAGGAAATCAACGATGGAGAAGATTTCCTTTTAAATTTGTCTTATGATGCAGAAGAAGAATTAAAAAATGAAATTTGGTCAAGAATTAAATATACAAATAATTATAGAGATTTAATTATAATATTAAAATCTTATTTAGAAAGATTTAAAGAAGAAGAAATTTCTGAAGAAGAAGAAGAATCTGAAGAAACTACTTGAGTTTTTCTAGGTCTACCAACAGGATTAGGATTAGGATTATTTTTTCTATAATATTTACGTGATCGTTCAAGTTGTTTTTCATAGCATTTTAATGCTGAAGCTATTTTATCCGCGTCCATTATTTATTAATAGTATGAGATTATTTTAAATTATAATCCGTTTTTCAAATATTAATATAAATATGTCTGACGAAGATTTTGAATTAAAAGAAGTTTCATGGTCAACACAGATTGAAGATTTAATTGCAATAGAAGGTGAAAAATGTTTAGGATTAGCAAAATTGCATCAGAGATGTGAAGAATTAGCATCAAAAAAGAATACTATGATTCAAATACCAGTTATAGTTTTAAGTACATTAAGTGGAACAGCAAGTGTAGGATCTTCAACTATGTTTGGTGAAGGATCAATAGCACCATTAATTATAGGATTAGTTAGTATTGGTGTAGGTATATTAAATACTCTTGGAGGTTATTTTGCATTTGCTAAAAAATCTGAATCACATAGAATAGCACATTTACAATATTCAAAATTATTTAGTCAAATTAATGTAGAATTAGCATTACCAAGAAATGAAAGAAGTTCAGCAGATCAAGTACTTTCAAATTTAAGAGACACTATGGAAAGATTAGCAGAAATTACACCATCAATACCTGAAGAAATTATAAAAGAATTTAATACAAAATATTCTCAATATACAGATGTTGGTCTTCCATCTGAAGTTAATGGTCTTTCTAAAATCAAAATATTTAGAGGTGAACTAAAAATTAAAACACCTTCAGAAATAATAATTAATAATTAATAGTATAAATATTCTTTACTATTTATTAAATAAATGAGTAGTAAAGAATATAATAGAGAATATTATTTGAAACATAAAGACAATATAATAAAAAGAACTTTAGAATATTATTATAGTAATCAAATAAATGAAGATTTTATGAATAGAAAACGTGAATATGATCGTCAATATTATAAAGAAAAAAATATGAAAAAAAAAATAGAACGTAATAAAATTGAATTTAGTATTTCTAAAGGTGAATTTGTTAAATTTAATTAATATATTTATGCTTGTCTTGTTAAAAAGTTTCTTTTCATAAATGTAGGATTAAAATATAGTGAAACCATACCAGCAACATCTTGAGGTTCAAAAGGTTTACAACTAAAAACATCTAAATAAAGATCATCAGTTTCTTCACAAAAATGAGCAGTAATATTTGAAGTTTCAATTAATTGAACTAATGTATAACCTGCTTTATTTCCTGTTCCAAAATGTTGTATATAAGGTTCTCCATATGGAACCATGTCAATTTTTTTTACAAGTTCTTTAGAAAAACAATAGATGTTTTGATGACATCTAATTGTGCGTGGAATACATTTTGAAGCATCAATCATTAAATGAAATCCCCAAGACATTTCTTTATATTATAAATTGTCTTTTACTTTTAATGCTTTATCATAAAATTCATCATTTAATTCAATACCTATAGATTTCAATCCTAATTTATTTGCTGTAAAGCAAGATGTAAATGAACCTGCAGTTGGATCTAAAATAGTTCCTTCAGAAGGGCAATAACGTTTTAATAACCATTCATATAATTCTTTAGGTTTTTGTGTAGGATGATTTCCTTTACCTTTCTTATTTGCTATTTCAATTACAGATTTTACACATCTATGTGTTGTATTATGTGTTGTATTATTTGGTAATGGTTTTCCTCCATTATAAACAGAAGAAGGAATCATCTTTTTTTCTTTATTCCAATTTGTTGGTGGAAAATCTCCTTCTATGTCAATTCTTTTATAATAAGTACCTTTCTTTGAAAAAACATATATTAGTTCATGACTTCTCATAGGCATTTTATTAGCACTTAAAAATCCAACTCCATTAGGTTTAGACCATACTAAATCATAACGAAACCATAATGGATTTGATGCTATAAGTTCTGCTCCAAATTTTGTATTACAAAACATTAGAATAGGTGTATGGTCATTCTTTACTAATCTTTTAACTTCAATCCAAAACTTTTCAAGATTTATTTTTATGTCCCAAGAACATCCAGAGTTTGAAGGTCCCTTTGTATTCCTACCAAATGGTATTGCTCCTTTTGCAATTGCTAAACAACCATAAGGTAAATCACATACAAAACAATCAATTGATTTAGAAGGTAATGTTTTCATAACTTCTAAACAATCGCCCTTTAAAAATTCCATTTATTAGTAATTACTATTTTTTTTTCTAAATTAATAATAAATGTTAATAAAAACAATAATTATTTTAGCAGATTTACTTATTGGAATAAGTTCATTTGGAGTATGGTATATAATAAAAAAAAATATTTAAGTATTATACTACGTACCAGGCCAATATAATTCAAGAGGTTGAATGTCTCCACTACCACGCATTTTTGACATATTTAAAAGATTAGGATTCATACTAGTAGGTTTAATTTTAGAACGTGATTGAAGAGCTAAAGCTCTACGAACCATTTTAGACATAATTACACTACGAACATGTTCTTGTTGTCTTTCAAAAGATTTAGCAAAGTCCATTTTTATTATTTACTAAAGTTTCTTTTTTAAGAAATTTATGAATGCTGATTTAGTACGTAAACCTTCATATTTTTCCATTTTATTTCCATTACGGAATATGATGGTAGGGTAAGAATTTACTGGAAAAGATTTATTTTTTTTTTCTTCAATAGCTTTAATTTTAATATTTTTATATGCTGAACCAAGTTTTTTCCATTCAGGCATTAATTTTTTACAGTGACCACACCATTCTGCATAATAAAGTGTTAATGATTTCTTTTTTGATGGTTTTCCTAATCCTTCTAAATCTCCTAAATCTCCAAATGTACCACCAAAATCTAATTCTAAAGGTTCAGAAGGACCACTAAAATCTAATTCTTCATCTAATTCTAAAGGTTCAGAAGGACCACCAAAATCTAATTCTTCATCTAATTCTAATTTTTCTGATGGACCGCCAAAATCTAATTCTTCATCTAATTCTAAAGGTTCAGAAGGACCACCAAAATCTAATTCTTCATCTAATTCTAATTTTCTTGCTTCCATTTCTTCAGGTGTAATAATATTTTTAGGTTCAACTACTTGTTTAAGTTTACATATAGGACCGCCAAAATCTAAATCATCATTAGGACCAGGAATTTTTATATCTGTAATATTAACATCTTCTTCATTTTTAGTTGTATCAGCAGCAACATTAATTCTTTCATCTTCTTTAGAAGTTAAAGCACCATTAGATTCTTCTTCAGGAATTTTTTCTGAAGCACCAGGACCATAATTTTGATCTCTATATGTTCTAAGCCATGTTTCAGCACTCATATATTCAGGATTTACACGTCTAGGATCTTTTAACATTCTTTTAATTGTATTTTGAGGTTGAAGATCAAGAATTTCCTGCTCTGTTTTTTGTCCAGGAGGAGGAGGAAGATCAGAAGGGGGCATGTCTTCAACAGGAGGATCAGGAGGTTCAGGAAATGTAGGACAATTTTGAATACATGTAGAAGGAATCATTCCAAGACCTTGACCAATTTGTACAGCTTTAATAGTATAAGAAGCAGCATTTAGACCCATTTTTACCATCGGACCAACAGTTGCTGACATACCAGGAATTAATGCAGTAGCACCTGAAATAGCTAATTGAGCTATGTCTAAAGCATCAATAGGTTCACCTCTAGAAGCAGAAACAATCATTTTTGTAGCAGGACCAGCCATCGCTGCGGCGGCCATTAAACCAACAGCAATAGGTGAACCAGCACCTAAAGTTCCAACAGTAACTAAAGCACTTACTGCTGCTGCGGCAATATAAGCCATAATACCAACAGCTTCAACCCAAAAATCTGGATCTTTCATTTTATTAACAAAATCTTCACCAAATTGTTTAAAATCTCTTTCTGCATTACGTGCAAAATCTTCAAATGCTCTTCTAGTTTCAGCACCCATTTTTTCAAATCCTTCTTTAATACGATTACCAACTTCTTCCATAACTTTTTTGATGTCATCACCAAATTTACGAAATGCCGCAGCAACACCATTACGTTCAGGATCAAATGCCGCAGCTAAATCAATTCTTCCTTCAAATAAATCAGCAATACCTTTATTAACTTCTTTCATTAATTCATCAAAATTTACTCTACCACGAATTTCTTTACCACGAATAGCTTGACTATATACTTCACCACCATATGTATATGGATTTCTACTAATAATTTCTCCACCTTCTGTTCTAGGATTTCTTGAACGTGCTTCAGGACCTTCACATATAGTTCTTTGATGTCCAGGATCCCATACAGGTTTCCATGGATCACCAGTTTGCCAACATCTTAAATCTTTAAAACATGTTAAACCATCATTACGAAATCCAGGAGGACAATCATCTAAATGTGTTACAATTGGTCTTCTACATGTAAGTGGATCAGAAATCCATCCAGCTGGACAATCATCTACACGTGTTACAATAGGAACTCTACATGTTAAACCATCATCAATTTGTCCAGGAGGACATTTTTTTCTACATGTTAATCCATCATCAAATTCATCAGGATTACATGGAGCAACGCATGTTAAACCATCATTACGCCATCCAGGAGGACAATCACCAAGAATAGCACCACCTTTTAAATTATATTTTTTTTGTAATCCTTTTAATCCTTTACATCCACAACCACAATCTAATCTTTTTAATTCTTCTCTTAAAAGTTTTGCAAATGAATTTTTAGAAACACAATTGTATTTACCACCACCACATCCACAATCATGTTTATTTCTAAGTGGTTTACTTAACATATTTGTTTTATTCGTCATAAAATAAATCTTTACATTAAAACAAATGTCAACTGGAGACCAAACCGAATATATGCGTGCTAAGTTAGCAGAACGTGGTACATCTTCTGATGCTAAATTTATGAGAGATGGATTTGATCGTTGGGCAGAATCATCTGTTCCTGCTCGTGATGGTCAAGTAGAAAAAATCCCAGCTGAAACACAAATAGTAGGGCGTGGCGGAGCTTTAACTTTAAAAGAAGCTAAGATGTTAGAATTAGGTGCTAAACATGTAGGTAAAAAAGTAGGTAAAAAAGTTTCAAGTGTACTTGAAGGTGGTGATTTAATGGCTACAGCAAGAGAAGTTGTAAATCGTGCTAAACAAATTGTAGATGTATGGCGTGGTATTTCAAGTTTCTATAAAACGTTTAAAGAAGAATTAGATGGTGAAATAATTGAAAATGAAGAATTTAAAAACACAAAACCTAAATTAGTAGCATTTGCTAAAAATTTATCTAATTGGATGGAAAGTTTAAGAGTATATAAAGACACTCTTGACGGAATTGCTGCTTTGGCTTCACGTGTAGGATTAGGTAAATCTCGTCGTGGTGGTGCTATGACTCTTGAAGAGGTCGGTAAATATGCCCAACAAGTTGCTGCGATGTACTTCTTCTTAAAAGACAATGCTGCAAATATTAGAGTTATATTAAAAATGAAAGCTTTAGAACCTGTAGGTCAACAAATTCTTGATGTATTAGATCCTGTAATGAAAGCTGTAGGTATGGGCCGTGGTGGAGTACAAGTAGGTTTTACTGGTGGAAGTGCTGCTCCTATGGAGGAGATGTCACGTGAAAAATATGATGCAATATATGGTATGACTCCTGAAAAGAAGATGGCCATGGGTGGCCGTAAGCGTTCTGCTTGTATACTTGGTGGAATGGATCCTTTAAATTTATCCATGCCTAAAGTTCCTCAAGCTAGAACTAGAATGCGTAAACAAAAAGGACTAATGGGTGAAGATCTTGACATGGTTGAATTATATTTTGAAAATGGTAGTGGCCGTATTCCAAGAGATGCTCAAATTTCTAGAGGAATGGGACGTATTCCAAGAGATGCTCAAATTTCTAGAGGAATGGGTGGTGCTTCATGTGGTGGTAAGAAACCTTCTGGTAAGAAACCTTCTGCGCGTGGTGCTATTGTAAAGAAAGTTATGGCTGAACAAGGACTTTCCTTACCTCAAGCTTCAAAATATGTAAAAGAACATGGTTTGTATTAAAGAATTTAAATCCTAATAAGTAATAAATGCCGACGTTTCAAACTACACCTTTACAACCATGGTTATTTCCTGACCAAGCAGTAAGTTTAAATCGTAAAGGTATGCAACCCTTACCTTATCAACCTGAAAAAATGCTTGATTTATTAAATCCTGTAGAATCTGAAGCACATAAATTATTTTCAGATCATGAACATAGTTTAGTTTCTGAACGTTTTAGAGTAAATAGAAATAAAGAACGTGGTATGCTTGGATTAGATCTAAAAAATGCTCGTTCTCAACGTGAAGTTTTACCTGCTTCACGTTCATCTGTACCTAATGGTGTTTTTCATGGTTCACCTATGACTTATGTAACAAGTTCTGGATTAAGAGGTGGTGTAATAACTACACCTCAAGGTCAAGCATGGTTAGCTCAACGTTTAAAACAACGTGCGCAAGAATATGCTGAACGTTCATCAGGTAATTATTTACCTCAACCTCCTAAAACACCTGATGTAACACCTTATAATGATGTAGAAACTTTATTACAAGCAGCATTTACTGCTTTTACGGCAGGATCATTTACATCAAGTTTAAATGAAACTTTAAATAAACTATTACAAGGATTTATTAAAATTGGAGCAACTATAACACCTGCTCAATTAACAACTTATTCTCAATCAATTCAAAGTTTAATGCAAACTTCACGTGCTTATGAAGGTGATTTAGGTGAAGAAAGAGGTCTTGTAGTAGACACCGCTAGAGAAAAACGTCTTCGTTATTTAGATTCTGTAAATAATACATTAAGAATTATAGATGCTGCTTTAAAAGAAATCGCTCGTGTAATTTATGAACCTTTAAGCGCACGTCAATTAGTAATGTCTCAATTACAATCTAGATTAATTGGAAAACAACTTGCAGAATTTAGACCTGGATTTATGGCTGGTGAAGAAAGAGAAGTAGGATTTGATTTACCTCGTGCGGAACCTGAACTTGGTACACCTAGTCAACCTGGACCTTTATTACCTCCACGTGGCGGTCCTCGTCCTGCGCCTATGCGTGAAGAAGAAAGTGCTTGGTCTGTAGCCCCTGCTAGTTCAGCAGCTTCAGTAATGTCATCTCCTTCAACTGCTAGAACATCAGCTTCTGCTGCTCAAAGTGTAGCTCCTCCAGCTGCTTCAGCTCCTAGAGCATCAGCTTCTGCTGAAGAGGAATGTGAAGTAGGTTCAGGACGTAGACCTTATAATGTTAGATTCTAAATTTTTTTATAATAATAATTATAACTATATAAATATAATTGATTATATTTGTCTATTATATTTATAAATATGGAACCTTTAATTGTACCTTATAAACTTGGTGGTAAAAGTGGTTATAGAACTGAATTAAATGGAATACCTTTTTCACGTAAACCTGTAGAATTAAAAAGAGCAATTCAACAAGCAGAAGCATTACAAAAAAAAGGAAATATGCCTGATGTAGAATCATATTCATTAAGTGAAGAAGACATACAAAAAATGATTCCAACATTAAAAATTGTTTCATACCCAGAATTATTAAAAGCAAGAACAATTGATGATGTATTAGATGAAAAAGGTAGATTAATGCTTTTATATTTAACTGAAAACCATTTTACTGGTCACTGGGTATGTTTATTAAATTATAGAAATACAAATATATTAGAATATTTTGATCCTTATGGAAATTATAAACCTGATGGTGAAAGTAAATGGTTAAATAAACAAAAATTAAAAGAATTAGGACAATCAACAAAGAAACTAACAAAATTATTAAATGAAAGTAATTATGAAATTAAATCAAATGCATTTCCATTTCAAAAAGACAAAATAAATATGAATACGTGTGGACGTCATACTACAACAAGATTATATTTTAAAAATTTACATTTACCTGAATATATTAAATTAGTAAAATCGACAGGATTAACACCTGATGAATTTGTTTGTGCTTTTACATATAATTTAATTGGTAAGTAATCCATAAAAAATTTAGTGTTGAATGAATAAATGAACCTAACATCAACAATTAGTAATATGGGAGATCCGAAAGACCCTGATCGTGTATATTATAACGGTTCTGTAATTAACAATTCGTTAATAACATCACAACAAGAAGAAGATCCAGAAATTGATTATGAGGATCAACGTCAAGCTCCTATTATTAGGGATTGTTCAGCGTATGAAATAGCTGTTGAAAATTTTGCATTAAATGGATGTCAAAAATCATTACCTTTATTTATACCTCAAATTAAATCAGGTAGTGTAAATGAAACTATTTATACTGTAAGTGTTGGAATTTATAATGGTAGTAATTATAGTATTGGAACAACTGCTATAAATTGGGTACCTGAAAATCAAGCACCTTATATTGCGGTTCCTTCAGCAAATATAGTTAATAAAGATGGATTTGAATATTATTATGGTTATTCTTATACTCATTTTGTAAGTTTAATTAATAATGCTTTAAATAGAGCATGGACACAAGCTGTAACAGGTGCTTCAGGTGGATGTGGAACTAAATGTCCTTTTTTTGAATATGATGAAACAACTTCATTATTTTCTTTGAATCAAGATTCAAAAACTTGTATAGTTCCTATTGGTACTGCTATTCCTGCTCCTTATTCAGTTACTCAAACTTTAACTGGAACTTATAAAACAGGAGAATATTCATTTGTTGGATTAAATACATCTTTAGAACTTTTACTTTCAAATTTTCCTTCAATTTTTACTTCAGGGTTAACATGGGGAACAGGTGGACCTGCATTACCTGAAGTAGTTATTGACACAGGTTTATTAATTGATTTAAAAAATGCTTCAGCTAAAACTACTACAACGCCTATTGGTGATTCTATTAAAAGTGTACCTAGATCATCTATAGTACAATTAGCTAATCCTTTTAATGGAGCAGCATTAGCAGATTCATTTTTTCTTCGTCTAAAACAAGATTATGTAAGTACAGGATCAGTTTGGTCTCCTATAAGTTCAATAGTTTTAGCTTCAGAACGTCTTCCTGTTAATAGTGAAGCAACTCCAAGTACTATTTCACTTGGAAATAAAACAAATGGAGGTCAAACTCCAAGTGGTGGAGCATTTAAAAAAACTTTAATTGAAACACCTATAAAAGATTTAAATGCAGATGAATGGCGTACATCTTTAGTATACCAACCTTTAGTACCTACGTTTAGTAGTTTTCCAAATAATAATCATGAAGATTTATCATCTGTAGATTTGAAAGTATATTGGCGTAGTCGTCTAACAAATTCCTTAATTCCTATGACTATACCGAATCAATCGTCTATGACTTTTCGTCTACTTTTCAAGAAAAAGCATGTTAACTAAAAAATCGTCGTTAATTCATAAAAAAAAATCATTTGTATATAACAAACAAAAATGGCTGCCGAAGTTACGAAATTCTCTGTATTTGACCCTCGTATTATCCAAACTAAGCCGAAGTATGCCGTTGAAAAAGGTGCGGCTTCAATTTCAAATGTACCTGTAGCTGCTCAAACGGCTGATGCTTCTTCTTGTCAATTTAACGTTCAAGTTCCTTCCGAAAACGTTTTTGTAGATCGTGCTGTAGAATGGAATGGTGCTCTAGTAGCTACGATCGTATTAGGCACGACTGGCCCTGCGATTCCTGGTAGAACTCCTCTTGTAGGTTTAATTGCTCCTGCTGCTTTCCCTCTACACCAAGCGGTTTCTCAAATGTCAGCGACGATTAACGATGCTACAGTAACGGTAAATACGCAAGATGTACTTCCTCAAGTACTACGTCTAGCGGACATGCGTGATTCTCGTCGTAGACGTACTTGCCCCACTATGTTAGATCGTTATTATTCTTACCCTGATCCTACTACAGTAAAGAACTCTCCTCTACAACTATGGGATGAAACTAAAAATTCTGATGAAGTACCTAATGGTGGTTTTAATGGTTTCTATTTTGCTACGGATGCGACTGGTAAAACCCCTGTAGGATCAACTGCTGGACTTGGTGGTGTAGATTATGTAAATGGTCAACCTATAGCTCCTTCTGGCGGAGTTACGGCTGGAACATCTATGACTTTCCATGTAGTAGTAAAATCAGCAGAAAAACTACTTCTACCTCCGTTCATCTTCTCCGATCAATATGAACTAAGTACTGGTCTATTTGGTGTACAAAACTTCCAAGTACAAATGAACATGGCGCCTTCTCCTAAACGTACTTTCCGTTGCGCTAAATCACTTTCTCATTCAGGTGGTGTAACTACTCTATCTGTTTCAAGTTCAACTTGGTCTTCAACTGCAGAAAAAGGTCAAATTTGGAATGAAACCCCTTTTCTAAATGTACAATTCCTAACGCCTTCTCTTGATGTACCTTTACCGCCTAAGAGCATCGTACCTTACATGGAATTCCCTCGTTATATTTCTACTCCTAATACAGCGGTTGTTGCTAGTTCTAACCAATTTGGTACTGCTACAGATCTTTCAAGCAACACGATTACTCTACCGAATATTCCTGATCTTCTACTAATTTATGTAAAACCTTCTGCTTATTCATCTGCTGCTGATGCTGATTGGTCTCTACCGATTACTAAAATTTCTATGAACTTCGACAACTTTTCAGGTTTACTTTCAACGATGAAACAACAACAACTATACCAAATGTCTGTAAATAATGGTGTAGACATGGACTGGGATGAATGGTCTGGTTTTGGTTATGTTCCGCCTGTAAATCCGTCTTCTGGTGCGGCTATCGGTGGTCGTGTTGGACTTGTAGGTGGTCCTCTAGTACTAAGACCTGGTCGTGATTTCCCTTTAAGCAGCGGACAAGCGTGTGGATTAGTAGGCAACTTCTCTCTACAATTCACTCTAACCGTACAAAACCAAACTGGTGATGCTTTAGCTCCTAACGTTTATGTAGTACCTATTTCAAGTGGCTTCTTCGAAACTATTAAAGGTTCTTCTCGTGTAATCAAAGGTGTTCTTTCTGAACAAGACATTCTTGGCGCTCCTTCTGCGGCACCTGCGCCTGAACTTGAACGCCCTGTAGGCGCTGGTCGTAAAGGCGCCCCTAAACACAGCGGCATGAAAGCATACATGTAAATAAAATTAGAATCTAATTAATTAAAAATTTAAATAAAAAATCCCTAATGAGCATTTTTTAATAAGAATAATAGTAGCTTTTTAAGCTTGAATTCAAATAAATCTATTTGCTCATTAGGTATTTTCTTTATTTTTTTGTTTATTATATGTAAAAATCATCAAAAATAAGTAATTAATAAAAAATACATAGAAAAATCAGTAATTTCATTAATGAAATTACATGAAAAAACATGTATTTTTCGTAATTATGCTCATTTTAATCATATTTACATATAATAATATAAAATGTCATCATATGATGAGATTGAATACATTAAAATGTCCAAAGATTTCTTATTATTTTTAGTATTTGCAATAATATTTGTTCTTAATTTGTTAATAATTTCGTATATATTTATAAAATGAAGTGTTATAAATGTGGAAAATTTAGATTAAATAAAGGTGGTGTAGCTCCTAATAGAAAAGATTATTTTTCATTAGTTAAACAATCATATGAACCTTCTGCTGCAAAAAAAGTATGTAATTGGGATTTAGTTGCTGAAACTCCAACATTAAAAATATATAAATCTGATAATGATGTTGTAGTAAGTATTCGTGGAACATTTGATTCTCGTGATGTTGAAGCTGATGCTACAATACCTATTAATAGTTTACATCTCTCATCAAGATTTAAAGATGATGAGAAATTTTTAACTAATTTTAAACAACAAAATCCTGATTTAAAATATTATGGTGTTGGTCATTCATTAGGTGGAGCAATTTTAGATTTATTTTTACATAAAGGATTAATTTCTGAAGGACAATCATATAATCCTGCAATACAACCTCATGATTTTAATGCTACATTACCTAATCATCGTATATTTATGAGTGGTGATCCATTATATACATTAGTAAGATTATTTCTTAAACAGAAACCTGAAGTTATTAATGAAAATTCATCAATATTTAGAAAATTAGCAAGATTAACACCTATTGGTAATGTAGCAACAGCAGGAGAATATTTAAAAAGTCATGGATTAGATCAATTTGAAGGTAAAGGTAAATTTAGTGAACTATTAATTAAAAAACCAGTAATAGAACAAAGATTAAAAGAAGCTGTACAAGAACTTAATGAATTGAATAGAGAATTTGAAAAAGAAACTAAATTTCATCTTAAAGTTAAAATTAGAATTGATATAAAAGAAGTAAAAAAAGAAATCAAACAATTAAAAGATGATTTGAATTTCTTAAAAAAATATTTTGTTATTGCAGGAACTGATCCTAGTGCTGAAAATGCTGCTGTATTACCAGTCGCTAAACCTTCTCTTCCTCCTAGTTCACTTCATCAAAGAACCGATGGAAAAGGTAAACCTAAATATGAATTACATGCTGTTATTATTAAAAAACCTTTTAATTTAAATGAAGCTAAAGCAATTGCTCGTGATGTAATGAAATCAAAAAAAGACAAATTTATGCGTGAAACTTCTACTTCATATAGATTTCGTAATATACCTAAAACTAAATTTTCTTCTTTCAAAACTAAAGTAATTAATCCAAATTTGTCATTAATTTTTGGTCAGTTGAAATAATTAAATATAAATTTGAAATTTTATTTTTAATTTCATCTTCTTGATTTAATTGATCTCTAATAAATCTAATATGTTTGGTAAATTGTTTTTTTTCTATTGGGTATTCTGTGTTAGCTAAACAACATAAAAAAAAATTCAATTCAATATATAAATCTTTAATTGTTGTTGACATATTTATTTTTTATTATATACTTTTTATTTCATAATGATTTAGCATGTCTTTTATATTTGTAATTTGTTGTCTTAATCTTATAGCGTCTTCAAATCTTTTATTTTGATAAGCATTAATAAATTCATCAATTAGAAATTTCAAATGTTCTTTTAAATATTCCATTTTATTATAAATTAAATTTTTTTTTATAAGATTTTATTGATTTTTCAATTGTTGGTTGATTCCAAAGTATATATTTACTTAATGTTCCTGCTGTTCTTGGATTTGTCCAATCTTCTCTTTCTTTATGTCTTTTTATATATGCTATTTTACGTTTTTTTGCTAATTCAGGATCCATTTCATAATATGTTGTAAAATCATTATAATCATAAGCGCCAAATTTAATAATTTGTTCTGGATTATTAAATTTTGCTATTAGTTTATGTTCACCATCATTCGCATAATAAAATTCTACCATTTCTTATTATATTATTATGATAAATTTCCTAGTAAAGAAATGTCTATATGATCGCATAAAACTTCTGAACTTGTATTTGCTGTAAATGCATATATATTTGTAGTATAAGTTCCAGGACCTACTTTAGCATTTGTTCTTTGTATTAATGTTATTGGTGTATAACCAGGATTACCTGATTGTTGTTTAATAATTGAATTTCTTGTTATATTTGATGTAGTTCCATCAATTGTTAAATATGTTTCAATAAGTTCTTCAGAAGCACTTGTATTTCTATAATTTGCTACAGCATTAACTAATATATACCCAGTTGTTCCAGTTGTTATACTAGATGTTCCAATTAATGTTCCTGTAGGACCATTATTAGATAATGTTATACCTATGTCTCCACTACCATAAAATCCTGATGGTTGTGTAGGGTAATCCCATACAACATTTTTACTACTACCATCAGCAGTTAATACTTGTCCTGTTAAACCATTAGAATTTCCAGTTTGTACTTGTAAATAACTTGTTCCTGAATCTAATGCTAATACTGAATTATTAGTTGTTAAAACTATTCCACTAGTTGAGCCAAGTTGCATAGATCCATTAGCATCCATACGAATATAATTTCCATTAGGACCACCATATATTTCGTATACATTACCAGCAGTACTCCAATAAAATCCAGTAGATCCAGTAAATCCACCTTGTCCATCACTTAATTGTATAGATCCAGTAGGACCTTCTGCTAATGTTATAGGAGGTGTTGACCATGTAACATTTCCTACTCCATCAGAACCTAAATATTGACCTGTAATTCCACTAGAATTTCCAGTTGTAACTTGTAAGGTTGTTCCAGCAACTAAACTTAATATTTCATCAACACTTGTTAAAGTTAAACTACCAATTAGTCCATTAGGTGTAATTGACATATTTCCAAAACCATCATCAAATTGAATATAATTATTATTAGGACCAGCTACTAATTTATAAAAAGTTAGAGTTTCAAAAGCATCTTCTGTATAATTTAAACTTAAACCTGTAAATCCACTAGCACCATCACTTAATTGTACAGAACCATTAGGACCTTGTGCAGGTGTTAGGTCAGGTGTTGACCATATAACATTTCCATTACTATCTGAACCTAAATATTGTCCTGTAGTTCCATAAGAACTAGCAGTATTAACTTTTAAGGTTGTTCCTGAATTTAGATCTATTTGACTACCAGAATTTAATATAATATTTCCAGTTCCCCCATCAGTATTATTATATAGAAGCATGTCACGAATATTACCACCTTGAAGAACAAATGCATTTTTACTAGAACCTCCTGCTATTTCATAAGCAAGTCCACTTGCAATATATTCATAAGTTTTAAATATAAAATTAGAACTTCCAGTAAATCCACCTTGTCCATCATTTAATTGTATAGATCCAGTAATTCCTTGTGCAGGTGTTAAATCAGGTGTTGACCATACAACATTTCCATCACCATCAGAACCTAAAAATTGTCCTGTAGTTCCATAAGTTCCAGCAGTAAGAACTTGTAATGTTGTTCCAGCATTTAATCTTAAAAAATCATTATTACTATTTAAATATAATCTACCAGTTGAACCAGGTTGAATAGCCATATGTCCACCATCATCAAATGTAATAAGATTTCCATTAGGACCACCATATAAACCATATTCACTACTACCACCATATGTAGTCCAATAAAATGCAGTAGAACCAGTAAATCCACCTTGTCCATCACTTAATTGTATAGATCCAGTAGGACCTTGTGCAGGTGTTAAAGCAGGTGTTGCCCATATAACATTTCCATCACCATTAGAACCTAAGAATTGACCAGCAGAACCAACATCTCCACTAATTCTAACATAAAGAGTTCCAGTTGTTCCACTTTCTGGTCCAGTAGTTGAATCTGTTAATGAAATTTCTGAAGTTCCAGCAATAAGGTATATAGAATTTCCTACATCTGTTGTACCAATATTCATAGCCATATTTCCATTTTCATCTAAATTAATAAAGTTTCCATTTGGTCCTCCACTTAATCTATATGCATTACCCATTCCACCAGATTCAGTCCATAAAAATCCAGTAGATCCAGTAAATCCACCTTGTCCATCATTATATTGTATAGATCCAGTAATGCCTTGTGCTGTAGGCATAGAAGGTAAAGTTGTCCATAATGGATAAGAACTTGAATCATTCATTAAAACTTGGCCTGATAAACCAGTAGTTACACTAGTGTCAATTATTTGACCATATTGTCCTAAATTAAGTATTGCACTATTCAAATAAAGTTGAGTCGTATTTGAGAGAACAAGACCAGCTCCAGGACCATTATGAATTATTATGTCTCCATTAGTAATAGCTGGAGAATTACCATCAGAATTTAAATTAATATAACTACCTGATGGTTCATTTGTTATAGTAGAAATTCCATCAAAAATTAATCCAGTAGAACCAGTTACTGCTGAACCATCATAATAAAGAATTGATCCAGTAGAACCACTAAATACAAATGTTCCTGTAGGTCCAATAATATTTAATTCTAAATCCCATCCTGTAGTAACATAATTTGTATAAATTAAACTAGCATATACTGTTGCTACTAATTTACTTCCATCAGATGATGTTGCTACACTACTCCAAGCATCATCTCCTGAATTTTCTTGTACCCAATTTACTCCACCATCTAAACTTGTATAAATATAACCATTATATACAGTTGCTATTAATTTAAGTCCATCAGATGATGATGCTACACTAGTCCAATTTTCAGATGTAGCTCTTTGTGTCCAATTTTCTCCAGAATCAGTACTTGTATAAATATAACCACCATCTTCACACGCTACTAAATTTTGTCCATCAGATGATGATGCTACACTAGACCAATTACGATTTGAATCTCGTTGTGTCCAATTTACTCCAGAATTAGTACTTGTATAAATATAACCAGGATTTACACATGCTACTAATTTAACTCCATCAGATGATGATGCTACACTAGTCCATTTTTCAGATGTAGCTCGTGAATTCCAAATTACTCCAGAATCAGTACTTGTAAAAATAAAACCAGGATCTACACATGCTACTAATTTAACTCCATCAGATGATGATGCTACACTAGTCCATTTACGACTTGCAGCTCTTTGTGTCCATGTTTCTCCAGAATCAACACTTGTATAAATAAAACCACCATCAATACCTGCTACTAAATATTGTCCATCAGATGATGATGCTACACATGACCAATCTTCAGATGTAGCTCTTTGTGTCCAATTTACTCCTCCATCAGTACTTGTATAAATAAAATCAAGAGATGCACATGCTACTAATTTAAGTCCATCAGATGATGATGCTACATCAGTCCAATCAAATGATCCTGAACCTGTTTGTCCATTCCAAATTTGTTCTCCACCTGGATAAGTTTTTAAATATACATTTCCATCTGATGTATTAATATAACTGTCTCCTGTAATACCAACTCCTGCTGTAGGACCTAATGATCCATATAAAAGTTGTGTTCCTGTAGGTCCTTGTATACCAGTTTCACCTGTAGAACCTATTACATAACCTGCATTAGCAGTTAATCCATCAGTATATTCTATTATTAAATAACCTTCAGGATTTACTGATGCTAATGTTATTCCTACTCCTGTAGTACCTTTGTCTCCAGTTTCACCTTTAGATCCAGTTTCACCTGTAGAACCTATTACATAACCAGCATTTGCAGTTAATCCATCAGTATAAGTTATTATTAAATAACCACTAGGATTTACTGATGCTAATGTTATTCCTACTCCTGTAGTACCTTTGTCTCCAGTTTCACCTTTAGGACCAGTTTCACCTGTAGAACCTTTTGGTCCTATTACATAACCAGCATTAGCAGTTAATCCACTTGTATAAGTTATAATTAAATTTCCTGAACCATTTACTGATGCTAATGTTATTCCATTACCTGTATTACCTTGAGACCCTGTTTCACCTTTATTACCATTTAATCCTGATGGTCCTGTAGGTCCTCTTGGAATACCAAAATTTAATATAAAATCAGTTAATGTTCCACCATTAGTTAAAGTTGCATTACTTCCAGCTGAAAGCGTTGTCGTTGTACCAACTGCGATTGTAGCAGGACCTTGTGGTCCTGTTGGTCCTAAGGGTCCAATACCTCCTCCTTCTACAGACATTTGTCTATATATGTAGATTTAAATCTAATATTAAAAACAAATGCCATATAAATTAAGGAAAGCTCCAAAAAAAGATTTGTATTGGGTTATTGAAGTAGGTACTAATAAAAAATTTTCTAAATTACCTATTGATTTAGATAAAGCAAAAGCACAATTACGTATTCTTGAAAAATCTTTAAAAGGTGGTATAA